AACGCCATAAGTCTTAAGGTCTTTTTCTTCTCCTTCTTCTAAATATTCAGTGTTATCATTTAATGCAACTACTACTGGGTCTGCTTTAACTTTGTCTGCATATCCGTGTCCTCTTGCAGTTCCATAACTTTGACCTGTAATATTTACAAATCTTTTTGCCTCTACTGTTCCACTTGTAGGGTCTCCACTTAAATCAGTGTTTTTTAATCTTGAAGCCAATGTGATATGTTGTAAGTTTTCAATAACTTTACCATATTCTTCGGCTAATTTGTCGGCAGTTGAGCCGTCAGTTAATTTAATGCTTAACGCATCTAATCTTGCCATAATTTAATCTCTCCTTTTCTTTTACCATATTATCGGCATTTCTTTTATATTTGTTTGTTCTTCACTATCTCCCATACCTTCCATATCTTGTTGTTGATTAGGATTGGCAAATATATCAGTTTTATCTTTGGTTAGTTCATCAAATAAATCTTGAATGCCTTTGCCTTTGTTTTCTGGTTTATTTAACCCTTCCTTAATATCTCTCAACAATCCACTTCTAGCATAGTCACTAGTGAATGTTTTGCCTTCAAATAAAGCATTAATATTATCAGTTAATATTTTATCTTCATCTTCGGCTTTTTGTTTTGCTTCTTGTTCCTTAATTGAGGTTTGCAACTCCTCATATTTTAATTTCCAATCGGCATTGTCTTTAGCACTTTCATTAAACTCATTGATTTTAGTTTCATAGGTACTAACTTTATCCTCTAATTCTTTCTTTCCATTGGTTAAAGTTTCTATCTCCTTATCTTTTTTGGTAATTGCTTTACCATACAAGGACATAACTAAATCCTTTTGTTCATCTGTTAAGTCTGCTAAATCTTCTCTACGCATAATTTCCTCCTATCGTTAGTTTTACGAGCCACGAACTCGTGAGATTGATTATAGAAGGTTCTCTTGAACCCTACATTAATTATACCACATTAATTTTAAATTGCAAAATACCATAAAAAAAGCAAGATTATTTCTTGCTAGTTTTTTTCTTTTTTGGTTTATCTTCTTTAGGTAATTCTATCTTTACTTCTTTAGCCCTTATTGGTTCTTCTACTTTAGGTTCTTCAATCTTTTCAATAATCTTAACTGCTCCGTGTTCTACCAAATAGTTGGCTCTATCATCATTGCATATAAACACATCTTTTGGCATTCTTTCAACATTAGCATCTAAATCATTAAACCTATATAAAACTTCTACTCTAACTTTCAATTCTTTCTCCTCCTTTTCAAAATCCTTTATAAGTTCTTCTTTATCTATCTTTTTGCCATCATACCCCAAATACTTTAGCCAATCTTCTAAAGAGTGGTTATCATATTCTGGGCATTTTGGTATCTTTAATATTTTAGTTACATCAAAGTTCATATCCAGAGGTACAACATATCCATTTACTCCATCTTTTATTAACTCGGTGCAACCTTTAACATCTGTAACAATACAAGGCACTTGGTATTGCAAACTTTCTTGTATTGTATATGGTAGTCCTTCACTATCACTTAATAATATTGTATAATCAGCATCTGCTAAATAATCCCATATGTCATAGCGTTGCTTCCACATATGTACTTCCTCAAAATCACATCTATAACTTGAATTAGTAAATATATTCCATTCAAACTTTATACCGGCTTCTCTTAACATCTGCATCAACTTAAGCATTCTGTTCCAGCCCTTGGCTTGGTCTATCCTGGTGCAACTAATAAACTTCAATACTTTATTGGTCTTTTTTCTAGGCAATAGTATGTTTTTAATTGTTGTAGGTTTATCGTGCAATACCAAATCACTCATCTCACTTACATACTCTCCACAACCTACTATCTCTTTTATGCCCATACTTTTATATTGTTGATACAATAGTCCTTTATCCAATAAGTATTTATAATCGGCGTGACGCATCTCAATCATTCTTTTGGCTTTTATGTTATCTGGTATCAATCCCCATACGCTGTTCCTTATGAATATATCACATTCATATATCTTGTTAGGGTCATACTTCTCCATCTTAACTATTTTAGACATTAGTTTTAATCGTTGATATTCTCCAGTTACATACAATACAACAACATCAAAATAGTTTCTTAACCACCAACACCAGTTATAAGCCATTGTTTCAACTCCATTCAACCACCAATTTGGCAAAAATTACTTTGATAGAATATAATTTTTTTCAAATTAGTCATTGGGCATCACCTCACTTTTGCAAATCCAAATATAATTATTTGCAGTTTTTCGTTTATTATTTATACATTTGCTTATGCTAGTTATATTTGTATTAGTGCTTCTTGAAGCACTTGCTATTGAATTATATATATTTAATTTGTTCATATTCAAATCATATTGTATAACTTGTTTTTTTGTTTTGTTACTATTTGATACTTTATTTAATCTTTTGCCATAACAATTATTATATAAAGCATCACACCATTCAAGATTTTCAACATTGTTGTTTAGTTTGTTTTCGTCTTTATGGTTTATTTGTGGCAAATTGTTTGGATTTGGTATAAAAGCCATTGCCACTAATCTATGAACTATATACCACTTTCTTTTATTCTGTTTTCTTAAACCAATAGTGTAATACCCTCTTTTAATTCTTTGCCTCAATATGTTCTCTTTACCTCTATAATGTTGTAAACTTTTAATTTCCCCATAATTGCTTACTTGATATAAACCCTCATAGTCATTAATTGTTTTCCATATCTTCTTCATATCCCCAACTTCCAAACATACAATGTTTTGTATATACATTATCGTTCAATTCATCATACCAGCAAAATGTTTCTCTAGGATAAATTGCCATATTGCCTCTAACTTGCAATTCCATCTTGTCTCTATCAAAGTAATTGCCTAATATATCACTCATTATACAAGTGTTAGTTTCATACTCGTGCCAGTTCTTATGAACTTGAAATGTCTTATTGTCATATACATCTAGCATCTCTTTAATTAGTGGGCTTTCTTTAATTGCTCCCATAGTGGCTGTTACTGGATAATGGGGCTGTTCAAATCCTGTGAAAAAATCGTGTTTCAAAAATCTATCTAGTGGTTGATAGACTATAACATCTGTGTCCATATAAACACCACCATAAGTATATAATGCCCACAACCTTGCCACATCACTCACAAAAGCCCATTTCCTGCTCTCGTAGGCACTTTTAACATACTCATTATAGTTTATATCAAAGTTGGTTTCATTTATCTCTAAATACTCCCAATCTGGCATCTGTTCTTTCCAGGTATCAATACAACTTTGTACATTGCTTGGCTTCTCTTTACCACCGAACCAACAATAGATTATTCTTTTTGGTATCATATACACTCCTAACAAGATTATACTATACAACAAAAAAAAGAGCAAATCACTTGCTCTTTTTCTAAATCCACATATTTTGTTTTCTGCGTTCTTCAAGATGTTCTCTGCATATACTTGCTTGTTTAAAATAAAACTCACATAAGTATTTGCAAATGGCTTTTACATCATTCTTTGAATATTCTGTTTCATCATAGTTGCCATCTTCAAGGTCTTTTACAATTTTTCTTAACCCTATCATATTAAAGTTTTCCCAATTTCTGTAATATAGTTTGCCAACATCTTCCCATAGTTGTTCCATTTTTTTACTATACATTTTTACTCCTCCTATCTTCTTAATGTCATTTCTTCTTTTGTTGGGTAGCCACAGCCACCTCTCCTCAACCCTCTATCAAGTTCCATATACACATATCTTTGGTATCTATCTATTATGTTTTGTGGTACATCAATTTTTAACTCTTTGCATCTATCTAATGCCCATTGCGTTGCATAATACTCTCTTTCACATCTTCTCATTTGTGAGTTATTATTCTCACAATGCCCTATCTCGTGCAATAGAGTAAATGTTGATAGTACGCTATTAGATTGTTTCCACTTACATAACATTCTTTCCTTTGGGTGTATATGGGTTCTCTTATAACAGGTTGAATGTTCATTAACATTAATTCTATATTGTTTAATCAAGTTGTCTTGGACTTCTCTATAAGTCATTATCACACCTCCTAACTTTTCAAAGACCAGTTGTATTAAATAGAGTTCTCCTCTTTTTTAATACACCTATATTATACCATATTTTGCCATATCCTTCAAATGTAAAGTGGGTTTACATTGACATTTACATATCGGTGGAATGGGGCTTTGTGAGGCACAAACACCCCCAAAAAAATTGTAATTTTATGATTTTTGGTTTTCTTTACACTTGGTATTAAACTTTACACTTATTGTGTCAAATAAAAAGAGCATTACTGCTCTTAACTAACTAGCCACGCATCTTCTACTTGTCTATCTCTGCAATCAAAAGTATCATATACTATACCATTTTTAGAACATACTATATGTCCGTTCATAGTTATTAAAATAGTGTTATGAGGAAATAATGACGATACATACCCCACGCTTCCTTTAATTCCATCTAACCTTTGATAGGTTCTATCTAGATAGTTCCTTACAAAATCCCTCTTATCTAATAATGTGCCTTCATATTGTGCTATATCACTTAAATAATCATACACATAATCCCACGATTTGTTTGTTGCACACGATATTGCACGAATTACACAATCATCAGTATATCTGTTGACTGCATTGGCGTTATAAAACTTATACATATTATCTCATACTATTTTGTAATGATTGCATTAATTGTTGGTTTTGTTGTGGTGTTTCTGCTTCTTCTTTTAATACCATAATAAAGTCCTCTAGGGCTTTTACCATATAATGAAATGATTTGTCAGTTTCTTCACTTCCTGCGCCATATCTTCCACGACTTTCCATATATCTTCCATATTCTCCAGCCATTCTGTCCATTTCTTCTGCACCACGATATTTCATATCATAGCCTCTACGACCATAATTTTCTCCATAATAGTTGCGACCATATTCTCCATAACTATCATATCCGGGTCTGCGACCATAATAATTTCCATAATTTCCGTACATTTCTTTATCCTCCTTTGCTAAATGTTTTATTTTTGATAACTTATATAGCCAATCTAAACTTTCAGGAGTTATATCTTGTTCTATTAAGTTTTTAATTTTTTCTTCTACCTTTTCAATTACTTTTTCTTCCATCGGCTTCACTTCCTTTCATTAGTAATTGTATTATTTGTTCATTTTGTTTTATTATCTTTTCTAAATATTCACTATCTTGTTTTTGTAATTCATTCATCAAATCACTATTGTTATAATCTTGAAACAATATTATTAGATTAATTAATTGCAATATTAATGAAGTTACATCTAAATTATTACGCATATCTAAAAATACTTATATTTGCATTTTTAACAATAGGTATTTCAGTATCAGTTGAAGTTCCGTCAAATACAATAGAAGGTACGCTATTAATAGTTATAGTTACGCTACCTCTACCACATACTCTAACATATTTATGTATTGATACATTAGAATAATCTCCTACTGCAGTTACTACTGCATCTGCTTCTGCCCCATTTAATTTAACTCCATCTGCATATATTCCTAAACCTACTATACCAGCAGTTGCACTTGTTACATTTGCATTAAAACTAATTTCATATATGCCACCTGCAACTATATTGAATTGTGCTGTTCCTTCATTATGATTTAACCAACCATTAAAACAATTTGCACTTTGTGTTCTTAAATCCGTGTCTGCAAATGTTATTGGAGCAGTATTTGTTGTTAATACTAATTCTTGTTCTTGTACGCTTTGTATCATTTATATTTCTCCTTTCTTATTAAAAAAGAACAGGGACTTGCCCTATTCTTATAAATTAGCAAGTTCTCATAATTGAGTTTGTCTTATTGACTATTTGCTTAAATTATTGTGTTTCCGTACCAATTAGAACCATAAAAACCATTATATAATGATTGATAAGGGCTTGATACTAAATAACTAGGTACTGGATATGGTCTAATTTGATTTACAATGCTTGTACCAATACCAGTTGCAGTAATTGTGTTTTTAAGGTCATTTACTTGGCTTCTTAAATCATCAATAGTATTTTGACTTAATACATCAAGTATTTTTTGTGTATTTTCAATGCCTTGTGCTTTAAGTGAACAACAACAATCGTCCATCTTTGCTTGTGCTTGTAAAGCAGTTGTTAAAAGATTTGTATTAAGTTCATTTGTTTGAGTTAAAATATCTCTTTGAGTATTGTTAGAAGAACTTAATATTGCATTTTGAATACCCATATTGCCTGTTAAAATGTCACTTCTTACATTACATAGGTTAGTAGAAGCATCACTAAATCCATTTGATAAAGCAGTTAATACTGATTGAGTGCCAGAAGTTACATCTCTTTGTGTAAACTCACTAGATACATAATCAGTTGTTGCTACATTATTCCAACCATTGCCACCAAATCCAAATCCGTTATTTCCATTGAATAATAATGCTAATAATACAATAGCCCAAATAGCGTTGTCTCCACCAAAAAAGCCACCATTATTACCAATAGGAAGTGTAGGCACTATTCCTGAGTTTCCGTTCATTTTTTCTCTCCTTTCTATAATTTATATCAATGTTGAGTAACATTAATACCATATTGATTTAATTGTTCATCAGTTATACCAAATCCATTAACAAACTTCTTAAATTGTTCCATTTGTTCTGGGGTATAATTATTAGTTGCTTGTTTTAGTAATTCTTGAGGGTTTCCATTACTTTTTTTTATTTCCTCGTATTGATGAAAAACCTGTGGGTTTTTGGCTTTCAACTGGTTCGCTAACATATTCAGCACTTGGTTCATTTTTTTCCTTTCTTTTTAATTCATCTATTTTGGCTTGTAAATATTCTATCTGTATATCTTTTTCATCTTTTTGGATAATTTCTTCTAAAGAATAAGATTTTATATCTCCTTTTGCATTTTTTATCCAAACCACCGACATATCTTTACTAAAATATGGGGTGTCTCCTATTACCATATCTTTTTGTACTTCATCAATAGAACTTGCATATTTAATTACATTATTATTGTTTGGTGCTATTTGAAAGTTTTGTGTAATAGGTTGTTGCATAGGCATCTGTGGTTGTTGTAATTGTGATTTCATTTTTTCCAACTCTGCCATTTGGCTGTTAATCCTATCTATTGTTGGTTGTGGATTATAAGCATTTGGCATATATGGATTGTTATACATATTTCCTCCTTAAATAAATAAAAGAAGAAATAGTAACATATTGCACTTTCTAGTGCTACCGATTGGCTCATTGCCTTTTCGTGCATCTTTCATCGTTCTATTTCTCCTTTCTGCTTAAATTATCACATAAAAAAAGAACCTAAAATCTTTAAGTTCCTTCTAATTTATCTTTAAAAAACCTTTAAATTACCTTTAAAATCTTCTTCTTAACCTTTCTCCATTGGTAATATATCGTACTTTCACTTACATTAAGTTTTAATGCTATACCACTATCGGTTAAGTCTCCTTTTAATTTGTAATCCAGGATTTTTTCTTGCAATTCGGTTAGATATATTTTATCTTTTATGGTTTTTATTTCATCTTTGGTAAAATCTAACTTCATATTACATATATCTGCCACATTTAGTGCATCTTTTTTTACCTTTGGATTTTCTAACCTTATATTTGACTTTTTGTTTAATCTTCCCCATACATATCTCCATTAACAACATTTCCACCAATAGTATTAACATCACTAACTTCTTGTATTGTTTCTATGTTTGAAATGTCATTTAATAAATATACCACATAACAAGTTACTCCAATTAAAGCAATAAATGTAATAATCCACATAACAAATAATTTCCTTGTTTGATTTTTACTATCTTGCAAAAGTGCAAGTGCTAGACTATTTTGTTCTATCTTATTAGAGTTTATATTTATTTTTTCTTCGTGGCTATGAAGTTTATTCATATTAGCCAACATCTTTTCTGTGTTACTATCTATTCTTGCTTCTAATCTTGCAATACTTTGTTTTAATTCTTCCATCATTTACCTCTCAATATATCAGTTTTTTCAAAATCCCATTTTTTCATTTTATCTGCAAGGATATGTACATAATCATTTCCACCTAACTGCTCATATATAATATACATATTAATCCAATTCTTATATACATAGTCTGGTATCTTCTCAACATTCTCATATACATAATAAGTGTTAGTCAAATAATTTTGAAGCATTGATATTAGCGCTGTCTTAAGTAGTTTGCCTTCCTCATCTTTGTCTTTAATGCGCTTCTTGTATTCTTTGACCTTGCCAACAAAATAACCTAACGCTCCAGTTACCACAAATGAAATTATAGTCATCAATGTTTTTAATAATATCTCTTGCATATTCCCCTCTCCTTTATCTATAACCTGCCACTCTTAATCTTTTGGCTTTGGTAGGTAATCCAGATATATTGCTTAATTCCTTATATCTTTTGCTTAATATAGTTATTTTAGATTGTGCATCAGCCATAACCTCTTTATTATCACTTGCTTTTGCTAACACATATGTGTCTTTTTGCTCCCTTATTGCTCTTTCAATGCTTCTTTGCAATTGTGTTCCTTGATAATTTGTGTAGTGTTTACCATTGTATTCAAATCCTTTGTTGTTATCATCTATTATTTGCTTTAATTGTTTATTATCGTATTGTGGGTTACTAACTCCTAATACAATACTAAATATATAATGGTAGCAATTAAGTTCGCTTATCGGTCTATATCCGTTTTTGCCATCGTGGTCTAGTGTTATCTTGTTGCCTTTATAATCGGTTGCTTCTTCTCCATTGTTTAGTTTCTCATATTCTTCGTTTGTAAATTGATGTCCTTGTGCATTTTCGTGGTCTATAGCAGGATTTAAGTGTACTGATATTTCCACTCCATCTGCTCCAATTTCTTCTCCAATTATCTTTTCATTTTCATTGTGCAACTCTCTTAATCTGCTTTTTAGATGCATTCTTACTGCACTATCAAGTCTTACTGCTCTACCACTTTCATAATTAATGGTTTTTATTCCACTCTCACCTATTTGTTTTAATATGTTAGACATAGCACTATCAAAAGTTTCCTTGCCTTGTCCAACATTAACTACTGCTTCATCTAATATTGCATTATATGTTTGCCTCATATTATAAAACTTGCCATTAATTGTGTACCCTATTACATTTTTTCTAGTAAAATCATACATTTCATTTTTAGCAATATTATATAATGCCCTAGTTTGTTTTTTTAACGCATCATTTTCATCAAATGGTACATATGGTATATTTCTATACTTATAAAACTTTTCATAAAATGTTTGGTCTTTTTTTGCATATTCTTTAAATATTTTTTCTATTTCTTTTATGTTTAGATTAGTATATTTGCTAATTTGTTTTACAATTTCATCATAATTACCACCATATTTAAGCATTTGCACTAATTGGTGTGCTTCTGTTGGTTTTAATTTGCCTAATTTCTTTATAGAAGTACCAATATCTTTTAAAAACACGACATTGGCTTGCTCAATTCTTCTTACAAATCTTTCAACTAATATATCTAGTTGTTCATCGGTTATCATAGGATTACCTCCTATTCTTCTTTAGTTCCTAACAAATCATCTACATTTGGTTGGCTTTCGGCTATCTCATCAATTGCCTTTTGACTATCCTCTAGTGTTTCATCTGGGTGTAACCATTGTCTTATCTCAACCTTACTTACTATTCCTTTATTCTCTGCATAGATTAGTTGTGACCATTCTGTTGCTGTATCTTCTAATAATGAATAACTCCAATCAAAACTTACTTCATAATCTCCTTGTGGGGATAAGTTAAAGGCGTTGGCTAATACATTACAAGCATAGAATAAATCATCAAATCCTTTTTCTATGTTAGACCTCATATCATCACATAAAGTAAATGTATCATACATACTTCTTCTTATTTCAGTTGCTGTTGCTTGGTTTGTATCTACTTCACTCAATATGCCATAACTAGTTCCTACCTCGTGTTCTAGTCTCTTATATAATTCTTGTAATCTAATTGTGTAATCTCTAAATTGAGGGTCAAATACTTCAAAAAAGTCATCTTCTGTTGAATTAATCTTTTTAAATAATCCATTTTGTGGTAAAGCATTTTGACCATTAAACATTGTTGTATCTGCTCCAACAAATGCTTCTTTTAATTCATATTCACGAATTAATTGCTTCATTGTTTGCTTAATCTCTAAAATTGTAGCATCACAGCCATATGTAATTGGTACTCCATACTTATCATTTGCCTTACGATTGTTTATTGGGGATTTAATGTAACCAAATAACACTCTATCAACATTAGTAATTGTTCTTACTTCTTG